ATCCTTGAACACCTGATAAATACCCTGTGCGTCACCCGACCAAGCAGAAGCTCCTCTGGGTGACAGACTATTGCTCTCTCCATCTCCTAATGCTTTTGCTGTATGAGCAATGATGATAACAGGGAAGCCATCGAAAGACTGTTTAACTAAAGCCATTACACGACCCACTTGAGAGTTGTCGTTCTCATTTTCAATTTCAAAAACACTGTTAGCCGTGTCGAACACGACTAATGGTAAAGCATCATAGGTTCCACCGTCAGCCATTTCGTTAGGCACTGTCCAAGTACGATACTCTTCAGCAACTTGGCAGACTATCTCAGCATCTAATCTCTGAGATGGAATAACTTTAATTCTCTCCTCAAAGTCTGAGGCTCTGGCTCCTGTGTTGCCCCATGTGAATAAACTATACAACACCCTTTGCACTTGAATTACTGACTCCGTAACAATAATTATGTTTCTACGGATCAGTGGTGCCAAAGTATAATCTACGGGGTACAAGTGAGCACAACTGACAGCCAATGGGATAGCTAATGTAGTCTTACCAATTCCTGGCGGTCCAGCTAAAACATTAACTCCGACACTTATGAAGTCATCAAGCAGATACTCAAACGTGGATACTTGTTCTACACCTGAGTGGACGGCTCTATCAAAAGACAACGGATGGCTAGAGCTTTCACCCTCCAAAAGCACTTGGGAGGAAGCAGATTTTAGGTTTGGCCCAGTCCATCCATTGTCCATTGCCAAACGAAATATGGACCGATAAGTGATACTGTGCGGAGTATCTAAATCCCGATCCCATTTCTTCCGACAAACTGAAGCGTCAAATTTGTTACTTGTCTTACTCCATTCTATCCACGTTGCAAAGCCATTTTCACCATATGGATGTAGAGCTAATCCTACATTTACCCAAGTCTGATAATCATCACTGTCTACACATTTTAGAGCTTCTTTTAGATCATCAAACGTCTGTGCCGTTGCCACAGGCACTCCACCGCGCTCAACAAGCTCATAGCTCGTTGCGTGTGGCCTAGACTTGTCACTGATAAACTTTGGTAGCTCTGATGGTAAACTGGGGTTGATTTTACTAATGGGTGACTTGCCATCAAACCATTGGTACGAACCTGATACACCGACAGATGGCGCGACACAAATATAGCCTTGATGCTTCAAGTCTAAGCCAGCGCCCAATGACGATGGATACGATGTATTAGCGTCAGCCTTAAATAGACGATGCTCCCCACCACCTTGAGTCTTGGCGATACAATCACTGTAGAGCACGCCATGTTCTTTCTCTATGGCCTCTAGTGTCTCCACACCACCATTCTGTGGATCGATGTCCAAAGCAATCAACCCAGAATGAGCGAGACTAATTCCAAGTCCACAATCTGGGTCTGTTGAGAGCCAGTCTTGTATCACTCGTGGATCATTAGATGCATCTAAGTGACCTCTGGGAGCGAGATTTGCCTGTGGATGTTTTCCTGGCTTATGCCCACGTTCATTATTATCTCGTCCACATCTACAAGTGCCGTCCTCGCTCACGTTCCAAGTCGGCACAATAAACCAACCCAGCTGGATATATTGCAGTGCATAATCTAAAGTAGACGGAGCCTTCTGGACTTCCCATAAATATTTCGGTGTTCGCGCCATTTAGAAAGTCTCCTCCAAAACATTCCAATACTGCCCACGTTTTTTCAGGACCACTAATGTTGGCTTGGGTGCCGACTTGATCATGTAGCTCAAACGATTGGGTGGACACGGTAACGTGACGGGTAAACGCCGTCTATCAAAAAATCGATAAACATCATCACTTTCTTTATTGGTGTTCAAAAATTTAGTTGCCGTGATCTTGGCATTGTTCTCTGTAAGGCAGACATACTTTACGGAAATATAATTTTTCCCACGAGGCACAAATCCCTGACAGGCCGATACAGTAGCTGCAATCAATTCATTATCACCTACAGTNTTACCAGTGTTAGGATCAACTGGCTCTATTGTAGTGAGGCCAGGATGTAAGAACCGTTCCTTCTTAACAAACGGTAACGGAATAAAATTACCTTCAACTATTTCATCGTCAATTGTCGGACGCTTTTCCATCGTCCATTGTGGCATCATGGAGCAACCACCAAGCCTGAGAAAATTTCCTGCAAAGTCTAGAACCAAACAATCTTTTTTACCCTGAGACAATCGCGTGCCGCGCCCTAAAATCTGGACCCATAGACTGCTTGAAAGTGTAGGACGCAAACATATAATAGTGTCCAAACGTGGCAGGTCAAATCCAGTAGTCAGCATATCAACACTGGTTACTGCATTGTATCGACCATCCTCCAAACCCTGATAGACTTCTTGACGTTCATCTTGATCCATTTTGGAATGTAAGACAGCTACCTTGCGGTCAGTGTATTTTTCTAATTTTTTCTTAACGACCATAGCAACCATAATTGTGGGCGTGTATACAGCCATAATTTTTCTGTCACGAGCTACGGTATTGAGCTTTTTACAAACAGATGTGAGCCAACCGTCAGTGATCAACCTTGATGCATCTGCCTGATTGAAATCATTACCGATCAATTCACAATCGCTCAGATCCAATTGGATACGGTCTGAGGCTCCGACTAGTGGGGATAGGTAACCTTGTTCAACACCGCGCTCTACATTGTAGTTGTAACTAAGTTTATTAAACCACCGACTGCCAGAGCTATCGTGTATGTCACCATCATTGCTATCTCGAACATTGTCATTCTCCCTATAGATTAATCCGTTATCCAATCTCCAAGGCGTTGCCGTCAGAGCAATTCTTTGGGCTTGTGGATAGGCTGTAAATAGTTTTTCGTATTGGCTCGTTCCATTTTCACACGGCACCCTGTGAGCCTCGTCTATGATAATTACATCAGGTGCTAAAATGCTGAGATTAGATATGGTCTGAATTGTACCATAAATAATTTTTTCATTTATATCTTCTTCAGTTGGTTTATGGATCGAGCTACAACAAATGCCGACAGGTAAAGCAGATAGTCTTTTAAACTGAGCCACATTTTGTTGAACCAACTTTGTGGTGTGCGTTAAAATCCAAACCCGTTTATTCTGTCGGCTAAGTGTGTAGGCCAAATCAGCTATAATCAATGATTTGCCAGTTCCCGTAGCTAGATTTAAAACTGGGTTAAATCCCTTTTCTAAATCAGCCAAGCAAGTTTTGATTGCTTCAAGTTGATAAGGTCTAGCCCTCATTGGATGCCTCATCTCTGAGGTGTTGCGCTACTTTTAATAAACGGTCACGGTCAGCCTCTGGTACTAACACTGTGACCTTGACAAACCCCAACGCCAGATTTTTCTGACGTTGGGTTTCGTTCCACCGCATTTGGGTGTTTCTATCATATTTGTTATCAGTCATTATGCCACCGCCTTTAAAATATTAATGTTAGTTAAAGCCTTAGTTGAAACTGAAACTACTTCTTTCTGAGAAGTGTGAGCTAATAAAAACTGTCGTGAAACTTTAGCTTTTAAGGCAGAAGTATCAACCACATTACGAGTAGCCGTGCGGATTTGCACAACGTGCTCAGTGCCTAAAACGTCACAGGTGTTACCATGATTTACTTTAAGGTGAGATTTTAAAACTTTTAATCGTGCAGTTTTTTTAGCAATGTCTGCCTCTAAAGAAGCAATTTCGTTAACTGTTGAAATTTCTGTAGTAATCGTTTTCATGTCGTTATCTCCGTTATCAAGTTATTCTTATGTTATACATCCTAATTGCATTAGGGTCAAGTGCCTTTATTCTTTTTTTATTTGCATGGCGTGACGCATAAAAGCCTCTGCCCAAACAGCGTAATGAACAGCACACGTTGTTTTACAAAAAAGTCCATTGCCATATTTGTGGGGAAGGTAATCACCGTTCCAGACAATGCGTGTTTTTCTGTTAAAGCTATCTCTTTTATGAGATAGAACTATACCATTTGTCGGAGGCCATTCTGGAAAAGTGTTGGGTGTTTCAGCGTGCTCATCCCACTCATCACCTTTAGGTAGTTTTCTTCTATAGTCTGATCCATTGTTTTTTAAATCATCCCATTCAAGCCATGAGTTCTCATCCCACTCACCGTCACCGTTAGAAGTGAGGTACTGTAACTCTGTGTCTTTCTTGGGTGGTTTGTTGCACCACTTACAATTTTCAACTGTCATTATTCAATTCTCCAAATTCGCAATCCATTTTTTTCTTTTGTTTGACGGATAATTACACCCGTTTCTGGAGGTGAATGTCTTCTTAAATAATTAGCGATTGTGGACCTCATGTTACCTAAAATTATTTCATTATCTGCATAGCGATACGATGCCATACCATATTCGTTACGTTTATCCAAAAATTCTTTAATGGTTATCAGGCGTTGTTCACCAATTTCCCAAGTGTGGATAGGATCATCAAACATCTCATCACAAAAAGCATTGGGTTTAAAAAATTTATTTTTTTTAACCATTAGTCTCTCTCCAATCTAACTGACTTGGTGCCTTTCCAGAGGTGGCGTGTAACTTCGGCATCAGCAAACCATTTATCTCTACGCCTATTCATATCGTCATCAATAAACTGTCGGAGCTTATTATGAACGTCTTGATCAGTTGGTACATACTCTGCCATAGCCTGTGAGAGAAGATGCTCTAAAACAACATATCTGGGGATATTAAATGTCTCACAAAAAAATTGAACCTGTTCCAATAAATTTTGTCCAAAAATTTCTGCTGGAACTGACACAGGACTATTAACTTTAGGTTGCTTGCTCATTGTGTAACTCCAAATCCGATTGCATAAAAATAAATTAAAACAGGGATGCCTACCAAACAGCAAACAGCCCCAACAAATTCCATTAGATCTTTCATACGAAAGCCTCCCATTTATAGTCACCTTCCCACTCATTCATAAAGTCTCTGAAAATAGGAGAAGTCACATTGATCGAGTGAAGATATGGGTAACGCATTTTTCTCAACAGCCACAGTTCGCCACGGGCTGAAACGGGTTTGACGCAAACCACGTTTTTCTCATTGGTATCAAAATTAACTGCAAAATCATTCATGTCGTTATCTCCGTTATAAGTTATGGGAAGGGCCGTAGCCCTTCCGTTTTACTACTCAGTCCTTAGATTTTATTCCACGCCCATCTATATCCACTTCACGGAACTCAAACATAGGATCGTCTGTTCCATTATGAAATACAAGTTTAGCCTTAACAGCTTTTCTAAAATCATCTAATCCGTCAGGCATATGGTATCTACGTGCAAAATCAGTGGGATCTGCAAAAACAGGTAGCTTGTGACTTAACCCGTTTTCAATCATTGTCTCAACTAAAGTGAGCATTTTGTCTTCAAGCCATTCAGTGCGTGTAGTCATTTGTCATCTCCGTTATCAAGTTATACAAAGAATATAACCCTACTATGTAGTAGGGTCAAGTCTTTTATGCTATTTCTTTTAAACTTTTTACAAATGGGTGAACTTTAAGTTTGGCAACTTGTTTGTCACTTCCCAAGCTACGGATCACCCTCAACCTTCCAGAAATATGTCTTTCATGGTTCAAAAGATTTTTTATGGTTGTTAACATAGCATCGTGACCTAGAATAGTAGCCTCAATGACTTTAGAGGTGATACAGTAATCAAGCTCAAAAGCATTCTTACGAGCTTCAGCTACAGTGCAAAACCAGTCGGTGCTGTTCGTGCCTGTTGGGTCTTCTACTTGAAATAACTTCATCTTACCACTCCTTTTTAAAATCGTCTTTTTCGTTTTCTTCATAGCCCTCGTAATATTCACGAATGCTCTCCTCAGTCATATCGCATTCTTCAACCTTGCGAGAGCGATAAGTGCCTTCCTCGTAGAAATGAGGCTTACGAGGTCTGCCGTAATAACTGTCAGCCATCCCTCTGTCATAGGGTGACCCGTGACGATGGGTAACAGGTGAAACTGAAATCCAATGTAGTAATTTAGCCATTTGTTATCTCCGTTATTAGTTATAATTTTAAAGTGGACTTAATTGAAATAAAATTCTTTCATAAAAAATTGCCACAGGCTCTGAATTATCTGTTTCTTGCATATAATGATATTGTTTATCAGTATCGATACTATCATTAGCAGAAACCAATAATGCTGTAGCTTGCTTGAGTGAAAGATCAGCTTTTGACGTTGCTAATGTAATTTCATCAGTGACCTTATCATCAAGATCGTACCAAATGTGTTTTTTAATTACTTTGTATTTATTAGCCATTTGTTATCTCCGTTGTTAGTTATTACTCTTTATACACCCTAACCGTATTAGGGTCAACCCCTAAAATAAAAAAAAGGGAGAGCCGTAGCCCTCCCCTTATTATTAGAAGTTATAGTCATAATGTTTTCTAGGTATATCCGAAAGACAATGCCTACTTCCATGTGCTCCTTTCCATGTTCCGTTTTTGTGTCTACGGATTTTGAAAACACGGTTCTTTGGATTAGAGGTAATTTCCCACTTTTGTCCTTGTTCATTATTGGTTGCGATAAAGGAAAAGCCACCTTGCACCCAACCAAGGTCTTCTGGAGTGTGAAGTTGTTCAGCATCCATGTATCGTATTTCTAAACACTTGTCACTGACTACCCTTATAATTTCACAAGGCTTGATGTCTGACCAACCATGAAAATTGGCATAGCCACATTCTTGACCTTTAAAATCTGGGTGGGTTTCATTAGGATCTACAAATTTAACCATTTCAAGTTCTCCGTTATCAAGTTATGAAAAAAGAATAACCCTACCATTAGGTAGGGTCAAGTCTTAATTTTTATTTGTTTAACAATTTTGTTGTCTTTTTTATTTCATCAATAAGATAAAGCATTATTTCGCCATTCGTAGAAGGATACACAATAAAAATATCTCGATCTGTAATTTTGCAAAGATCGTCTAAAATTTTTTCTAACTCTTTAATTATTAAAGTTGATGCACTCATTTATTTCTCCGTTATCAAGTTATAAAAAGAACCTAACCCTACCTTATAGTAGGGTCAAGTCCTAATTTCATTCAGGCTACTTTTTTTTCAGGGTCAACATCCCTCACCATGTTTTTGTTGACTATCTCTCTACGGAGAATGCGATAGATCTTCTGCCAGTTCTTCCCGTGAGGTGTGTTGTCACCGTCACGCAACCACCGTGTATGGATGAAATAGTTATAGTGTATGAGATGTGCTACCTCATGGGCAACGATAAGCATCAGAGCGTCCTCTGGGGTTGCAAACGTACCTTCCCCAATAATCGGATCGTTTTTAATTCGGGCGTACTCATGTTGAAAAGTTTTACCCTTGCGATATTGACTTACATCAATACACATATAATTTTTACCGCCAGATGAACTTTGGCCTCGACACTTAACTTTAAGGTATAGTTTATCCCAGACTTTAGCGACAGTCAGTTTCTCAGATCTTGGTCCCGTAATCTCCCATTTGGATTTTACAATCTCCTTGAGACACTGCTTGGTAAGACGCTTCACTAAATCGCGCTCTGTGGTAGTGACGTTTTTAGATTTATAAATTAATCCCATATTTAAATCTCCGTTATTAAGTTATTTAAGAAGCATACACCTAATCGTATTAGTTGTCAATAGTCCCGGTAAGTCATTGTTTTTATTGACTTTTTTTGGCCCTTAAACCGAAATCGGTTAGCAGTTTACCGAATACGGTTAAATAGGGTTGTCATTTCTGAGGCGATTCGTTATGGTTGCAAAGTCATAACTTATAACGAAATAGCGACTAATGATGCTTTCAAATTTTCTTCTACTACTTTTCTGTTTAGGCACCCTTGCACTTTATGCGTATGTATCTTCTGTCGATTTCGATATGGAGAAACAGGAGTTCAAAGAATACTGCGAGATGGTTAAGTGGGGAGCTTGGCCTGACTATAAAAATCTGGAGAGGCACTGTGACTGAAAAGCATTGGGTGTTCGACACAGAAGTTTATAGCAATTGCACATTATTTTTAGCTCAGTGTGTTGAGACAGAGGAATGGTTTGAACTGTTTAAGTCTGACGATGGGTCTGACAGTCGTTTAGAAGCGTTTCTGAGGGAGCTTAATACATTTGTTGGGTTCAACTCCCAAAATTATGACACCCTCATTGTATCGGCTTGGTGTCAGGGTATGAGTAGCGAACAGATTAAGGCTATAAGTGATGACATCATTCAAAACGAAATTAGCCCGTTTGCAATCAGAAAAAAATATAAGCTGAAAGACAAAATTAAAAATCATATAGATTTGATTGAAGTTGCCCCGTCATTTGTGGGTCTTAAAGCATACGGTGCGAGAATGTTTATGGATCTCCTTCAGGATTTGCCATTTGAGCCTGATAGCGTACTCACAGAGCACGATGAACACGAGTTGGCGTTGTACTGTCAAAACGATGTTAGGACCACTGTAGAGCTATTTAAACGGCTTCAGAAAGAGATTGAACTGCGAGTAGAGTTGTCGGTGCAATATTGGTTAGATCTCCGTAGCAAATCGGATAGTCAAATTGCGGAACAGGTGTTTATTAAAAATTTGAAGTTAAAGGCACAGGAAATACCAATTCCAAAAACGGTACGGTATCAACCGCCTCATTATTTACAAATGTATTTTAGTGGAACTCAGGAGGTTTTAGACAGAGCATCAAATTTAGAATTTCAGGTAGATCAACAGTCGGGTCACATTAAGATGCCTTCTGAGTTGGATATTGAAGTCTACAGTCGCACTGGATCTTATAAGATTGGTATTGGTGGTCTACACAGTACCCACGATAAAAAGGTCACCCACGTTGCAGGTAAGGACCACCAGATTATGGAAATAGATGCAGCGAGCTTTTACCCCACGATAATGTTAAACGGTGGTCTGTGTCCTTCCCATATTGGTCAAAAGTTTATTGACGAATACCAACGTATTTATGATCAACGCATAAAGGCTAAAATGTCAGGGGATAAAACTGTAGCTGACACCCTCAAAATTAGTTTAAACGGTACGTTTGGAAAACTGGCAAGCAAGCACTCAATACTCTATGCCCCAGATCTTATGTTAGCCACAACTCTGACAGGTCAGTTCACGTTACTGATGTTGATAGAATGGCTTGAGAACGAGGGATCAGAAATAGAAATCTTGTCAGCTAATACAGACGGCATTTGCCTAAGGTTTCCCAATTTTAGAGAACAAAATGTAAGAGATTGTGTGGCTGAATTTGAAGAACTGTCCCGTTTTAGTTTTGAATACACGCCATACAAGTGTCTCGCCATAAAAGACGTTAACAATTATATTGCCGTGAAACCTGATCAGACAATAAAAGCCAAGGGAATATATGCTCCAATCAGTTTACGCAAAAATCCCACGGCTCCAATCTGCTCAGAGGCTGTAGGCAAGTGGTTAGCAACAGGCGTGGACTTTGAGACAACGATTGATCAAGCACCCTTCCACGGCTTTATAACAGCCCGTAGCGTGACAGGTGGAGCACAACAAGGTGGATTGTATCTGGGAAAAGTTGTGAGGTGGTATCAATCGACTGACAGCGCAACACTTGCACCGATCCTTTATGAAAAAAACGGTAATAAGGTAGCCAAGTCTGAAGGTGCGCGACAGTGCATGAATATACAGAAGTGGAATGAACAACCAAAAGATTTAGACAAGGCTTGGTATGTCCGTGAGTGTATCGAAATAGCTCACCAATTAGGTGCCGAAAATTTTTTAGATCTTAATCAGATATTTGCCAGTAATTTTGGAGTGAAATAATGCCAACAGTTTACGTTATACAAAACGATAATAAAGACTTATCAGATGCCAAACGGTACGGAGAGCTTGAAGCAGTTTTTTTTAATCCCAGAAAGCCATACGATACTAATTTTTTATTAGACATGGCCCATAAGGTTTTAAACAAAATAACTAAATACGATTACATCCTCATGGTAGGTGACCCTGCCTTGTGTAGCGTGGCAACGGCTGTTGCGCGCGAATACTGTGATGAAATAAATATACTCAGTTGGGATAGACGGAGCTTCAGCTACACCCCTCTGACGTTCGATTTTGCAGATGCGGAATGACAACCGCTAATTTCAAAAAGGAGAAAAAAATGTCAAAACAAAAAGAACCTGAATGGCAAAGTAGTTTGCGTGTTGGCAAACAGAAAGTGCCACCCCGTATTTGTTTGTACGGAGGTCATGGGATCGGCAAGTCTACATTGGCTAGTCAGTTTCCAGAACCAATCTTTATAAGTACAGAGGACGGTCTAGATAGCTTAGACGTTACATCTTTTCCAAAAGCTACCGAAAACAGTCAGATCATTGATTCGATAGGCACACTGATCAAAGAGGACCACAAATTTAAAACGTGTGTTATTGACTCAGTAGACTGGTTGATTGAACCTTTAATTTCTACCCTCGTAGAAAATAGTCACGAGGCTAAAGATTTAGCTTACGGTAAATTTGCCGTGTTATGTGCTGAAGAATTTCGTGAGATATTACAAGGTCTGGATGTGCTCCGTCAAAAACGTGGCATGAACATCGTGTTGGTTGCTCACTCACAGGTATCTAAATTTGAAGATCCAAGAACTGAGCCTTACGATAGGTATAGCCCAAAGCTACCAAACAGATGTAATGCTCTACTAATGGAGTGGGTAGATGTTTTAGCATTCTGTGCAATGGATGTGATGATACGAAAATCAGACACTGGCTTTAACACTTCAAAGACACGAGGTGTATCGTCAGGTGAACGTCTGTTGCACTATGTTGAAACGCCTGCTTTCGCATCTAAAAATCGATACGGTTGCCCAGAGCAATCACCAATGACCTATGAAGAATTATCTTCTGTAATCCCTGTTGTATAAAGAAAGGAAACAACAATGCCTAAATTTGGATTTGATGTAAATGAAGTAGAAGCTAACGAGCCAATCAATTATGATCCACTACCAAAGGGTGAATACACTTTGCGTGGCATAGAGGCTGAGTTAAAAGACACCAAAAATAACGCTGGCAGTTACATTGCTGTTAAGTATGAGGTGTGTAAAGGCGAATACGAAGGACGGTTAATCTGGTTTAACTTTAACGTCACGAATGCATCTCAACAGGCTGAGACTATCGGTAGACAGCAATTAGTTGCATGGGCAACAGCTTGTGGAAAGCCTGACTGTGATGACACTGATATGTTAATGGAAAAACCATTTCAGGCAAATGTCGGGATACGGGCAGGAACAAATGGTTATGCTGATAAAAACGAGATAAGTGGTTTTCTTTTTAAACCTACAGCAAAGCCACGGTCTGCTCCTAAATCAGAACCCGTGGAAACTCCGTCAAGTTCAGGTAAGCCTTGGGATTAACAATAACAGGGGAGGGTTATCCCTCCCCATAAGGATTACTTATGGTTGCGTTTCCTAAAAGCCCAGAACAAAAACTTATAGATGCTGTTTATAAATCTTATGAGAAAACAGAAAGCCTGTCGTTTAGTCGATTAGGTGCGTCTGGTATCGGTGAAGAATGTATTCGTAAAATCTGGTTTAACTGGCGTGGGTTTTCAAAAAAACAATTTGAAGGACGGATGTTAAGACTGTTTGAAACAGGCCATCTACAAGAAGACCGTGTAATTCAGGATTTAATTCAATCTGGTAAAGAAGTTTATTTTGTTAATGAGTATGGCAGTCAATACGAATTTGAACATGACAGTGGTCATTTTATTTGTAAGGTTGATGGTGTTATAAAACACCAAGATAAAAATCATTTATTAGAAATAAAAACGCATAATAAAAAATCATTCAGTGCATTACAGAGACACGGTGTAGAAAAGTCTAAACCCGTTCACTATAGCCAAATGCAAATCTCTATGTATTTAGGACACTTTACACGAGGCTTGTATGTGTCGCTATGTAAAGACGATGAACATTATTACATTGAAAGAATAAAAGAAGACAAAGCCCATCAAAAATCATTGATTAAAAAAATAGAAAGTCTGATTAATGCGCGCATGAGGCCAACAGGCATTAGTGAGGATGCCAGTATTTTTGCTTGTAAATTTTGTGATCACAAAGATGTGTGCGTTAAAGAAACAAAACCTCTGTTTCATTGTCGATCTTGTGTGAATGCTATTCCTATAAATAATGGTGGATGGAATTGTGACTTGCATGGTACGCTTTTAGACAAGCAACAACAACTCATAGGATGTGAGGACTATCAGGCATTATGATTACCATTGGAATAGATCCTGGCCTTACTGGAGCCATTGGTGTGTTAAATGATGGTCACTTTGTTGCTGTAGAGGATATGCCAATTATCGTAAAAGGAAAAGGTAAAGTAAAAAATGAGGTGGATGTTTCTGGCACTATCCGATTGTTGAGGCAATACGGAGAACCTTCTGAATATATTTCGTGTGTTATTGAACGTGTTAATGCAAGACCAAATCAGGGTGTATCAACCATATTTTCGTTGGGTGATAGTTTTGGTTGTGCTCGTTCTGCTGTATCGGCTTG